AAGGGTATGTGATGGCGCGGCGAAAAGGTTGTGCGCCTTTCGTCTGCCCGCTGGCTGAATGGGTCGCTCTGCACAATGACAAACAACAACCCGTGCCGCTAAGGCCGGTATCATAACGGAGGGGTGATCATGATGATTAGAGGTATACCCGCTGCACGGTTTCTGCTTGTGACGGTTCTGATTTCGCCGCTTTTGCTGGTTCAGTTTGTCTTGACCTGCCTCGCACGTCTGGGCGGTTGGGCATATGAGGCCGAAGAATGGATACACGGCAAATCCGTGCGGCGGGTCAGGGCAATGCTCGGCCTAGAAACATCCTGAAATGGGAGGGGCTACCCGGATGTCAGATAGAGCGGTAGTGAAATTCAGTGTGGCTTGGGCAGCCCAACAACCTGCCTTGAATTGCTGCGAGAAGACCGTGTACCGTCTGATCGACTCTGGCGAACTCGGTTGCATCAGGCGTGAAGGTGCGTCTATCCGTATTCTTCCGCGCCATATCGAAGAATACGAGGCCAGATTCGAATGTCCCGCCCGCGAAAAGAAAAGCCCGAACCCCACCTCATCCGAATTCCTGGGCGGCGCAAGTGGTACGTCTCGTGGACTGAATCCGGCCGCACCAAGATTAAAAGCACAGGCCATGAAGATGAAAGCCTTGCAAACGAATGGCTAGACGGATGGAAAATCGCCATCAACAGCCTGGAAGACGATCCGAAGATATCGGACATCCTGGATAAATACGTCGACGGTCGGAAAGGCCATGTCATCGATCACGCAAGGCTTAAATGGGGAGCCGAGGCCCTGAAGGCCACGATAGGAAAGAAACGAGCGTCCATGCTCACCGCTGAAGACATCAAGACACACGCCGGCCGCGGCGCGGCGCCAGGGACGATCCGCAAGGAACTCTCCCTGTTGAAGACCGCCGCCAGAGCCGCGAAGGTCGATCTGATCGACTTCACCCTCCCTCCGAAGCCCCCGCCCAGGGATAGGTTCATGACCAAGCAGGAAGCGGGGCGGTTCTTGAGCGCGTGCAAGCCCTACCACCTTCGCCTTGCGGTCAGGATCTGCCTCGCCACGGGATGCAGGATCGGGGCCGCGCTGGCGCTTAAATGGGACCAGGTGGATTTCGAAAGGAAGATCATCGACTTCAACGAGCCCGGCAGGCCGATCACGAAGAAACGCCGCGCCGTGGTCCCGGTTGGGAATACCCTGACCGCCCACCTTCAGGACGCGCACGGAATCAAGCAGTCCGATTTCGTGATCGAGTTCCGGGGCAAGCGGGTGATGAAGATCAAGAAGGCGTTCAACACGGCCAAGGATCTGGCGAAGCTGAACTGGCTCACCCCGCACCACATGAAGCACACGGCAATTAGCTGGATGGCTGAGAGCGGCTATTCCGTGGATCAAATATCGGACTTCACCGAGACGGACGCGGAGACGGTGAGAAGGATATATCGGAAGATCAATCCGAACTCGCTGCGAGACATGGCGGATACGATGGATTCGTTTTTGCCAACGGTGTTCGCAAAAACTATTCCGAAGATGTCCGAAACGGCGGAAACCCGTCCCCGCAAACGGCGGAAAACCGGGAGATGTGTGCAATGATTTCAACACGATACATGCACGGGAACTGTCTTCGGGAGGCAGGGGCCGCAAGTTCGAATCTTGCCACTCCGACCAGCAAAATCAACGCCTTAGACATTCCCCACAAAATCGGTTTTTGCGAACACCGTTGGCAGAAACCCTTCGTGTTGCGCTGCGAGCACCGGATTAGAAGTCCGAACGCTTCCGCAGAACTGCGCCAGTTTTCCGATTTTCACACACCTAAACCACCCAAGGAAACCTGCGGCTTACAGAAGCCCAGTTGGAAAGGAATGGATGATGACCGTTAAGCCAATCCTGTTCAGTGCGCCGATGGTACGCGCGATGCTGGAAGGCCGGAAAAGCATGACACGGCGGGTGTTGAAGCCGCAACCGGGCGACTTGGACCAAGTAGGCTTCTCCGGCAGTGGCGAATGGTATGTGACCGCTTCCGATGGTTCGCACATGACTGAATTGCATGTACCCCACGCCCCCGGCGACCTGCTGTATGTGCGGGAAACGTGGCGCACGCTGAACCGCTTCAACTCGTGGCCTATCCCCGAAAAGGCGTGGGTTGCCTACGAGGTGGATGAAAACAAGGGCGACGCGCGACCTCTGCCACTCGGTCGCATGGGAAGGCTGCGCCCCTCCCTCCACATGCCCCGGTGGGCTAGCCGCCTCACGCTGGAAGTAACTGAGGTCCGCGTCGAGCGGGTGCAGGATATCACTCTGGATGATATCTATGACGAGGGGATTTTTACCCCAATCGACAACACGAAAGACCCGGCCCAGCGCGCCTATGCTGACCGTCGGGCATTCATCGACCTTTGGAACTCCCTGAACGCAAAGCGCGGCTTCGGCTGGGATGCCAACCCGTGGGTGTCTGTGACCATCTTCAAGGTTCACAAGCAAAACGTGGATGTGCTGCTGAACGAGCAGGCAGCCGCCTAACCCCGTTAACGCTCTAGGAGACCCCCGATGGACCGCAATGAAGTGATCGAGATAATTGCGAGGGGTATGGATGCCCGTGAAGACGACCATTGTCTGTCGTCGGCAGAACTGGCCACCGCCGCCCTCACCGCTCTGGAATCCGCTGGGCTGGCTATCGTGCCGGTGGAGGCTACGTCGGCCATGATTGCGGCGGGAAACATAAGCGATCCGCTTGGATGCGATGTAGATGATGGACAAATACCAGAGATCTACCGCGCGATCTACCGCGCCATGATATCTGCGGCCAAGGAGTGAGGGATGGCCTGCAAGCACTGCCTGCACTATCGGCCCTGGGCAAACGGGGAAAGCGGACAATGCGCCTATGACCCTCCGCCGGTCGTGCGCAACCTCGCATTGGCCCAGATCGCAGACAACGACGCCCTGCTGGAAAGGTTCCGCCGGATGTTGCAGGGGCCGCACAAGGTCATGCCGGATTATCACTGTTCGGAATTCGTGGCCCGCAACTAGGTCACTGACATAAACCGCTGATCCCGCTTTAGCTTCACCGCCTATCGTGGTATAAGGGGGTGCGGCGCGGCGGCGCTGAAAGTGGAAGCCCTTCCAGGGCCGGAGACCGGCGCAGAGCCGGGCTGTGATGGCTACGGTGAGAATCCAACTGGATGCGGGAGGCAATCGGGTGATGCCGATTCCGAAAGGTGATGACCTCTGAGCCGGAGTAACGCCCGGCCCGCGCCAACAGTTCAACCCGTGCTGCGGCACCTGATCAATGTACGTAGGCGGGCAATGGAGCGGGAGGTTTCGGCCTCCCGTTTCCATAGGAGAGAGAACAATGTTTGGCCTGTTTGAATCCCCGCATGCTGCGCAAGAGGCGGCGCGGCAACATGACCATTGCGCACAACTACGCCAACAGCAAATGGAAATGGCCGCGACCAGAGAACGCCTCACGAAGGAGTATGGATTGACCGAAGCGGACGCGGGGGCGAGAGCAATGCTCCGTGTATGGCCGAACGGTCAGGAAGACCTGATCATCGACTTCAAGGTTGTTCACTCCACGCGTTGACGGGTGTAAACGGCTACCTAGACCGCCCCTGTAGATTCTCTACCGCCCCGCCATCTTCGCCGCAATGATATCGTTCTTCTTCGCGGAACCGGCAGACGATCCGAAGTAGTACGCCCCGATCTGCGTGACCAGCGTCCCGAGCGCCCCCAGCATGACGTTTAAGGGGGCCTCTGCCGTTGCTGGGACAAGCACGAAGGCCATGATGCCCAGAACGCCGAAGAAGCCCACAAGCGCCGCAAGGGCGATAATCGCGGGCATGGGGTCGTTGGTCTTCACCTGCCGTTCTCTGGCGCTGGATCTGTCGTCGTTGGCGAGCTTGATCTCGTCTAGGTCCAGTTCCTTCATTTTGACCGCGAACGCCTGATCTGCCTCCTTCAGCTTCAGCAGGGTTTCCGGGGTAGCGGTTTGGAGCGCGGCGGCAATTTCATCCTCGCCCGCGCCCTCATTCCCGAGAACAACGCCCGCGATGGTCCTAGCCGCCATTCCGCCGAGCGGCCCGCCCAGTGCGGTGCCGAGAACAGGGGCGACCGTTCGGACGATGGATTTCCAGTCAAAAGCCATTTTAAGCCTCTCTGATGAGTTTGGCGATGCGGCGGGACCGATCCCCCACCTGATGCGACCAGCGGCTATCCAGCGCCTCCCTGGCGGCTGTTTCAAAGTCGTCTTTCTCAAGGGCCAGAAGCATCCGCTTGAATTGCGACAGGCGAGGCCATCCCATGTTGAAAAGCATGTTGGCCACGGCGCGTTGGACGGGTTCGGGCTTTTCGAAGATCCAGGGGATTTGATAGGCCATTTCGTCCATGACGTTGGTGATATCGTTTTGAAGGAGGATCAGGACTTCCTGTTCAGTCAATCCGACGTCATCCAAATTTCGTCCAACACCTATCGTGGTCTTGCCCACCGTGTCGGTGTAGGGGTGCAGCTTCATGCCCTCGTCGCGGACAAGGTCGGTTTTAAGCAGTCCGATTTCCATCTCGCACCTCCCTCGCCACGCGGCGGAAGCTATCCGCGAATTGGTCTAGTTGATCGGGCGTCATCTCTGCCTCGAAATAAGTTGGGGTTCTGTCGTGATGCTCTGAGAAGCAAACGACGATTTGAGCGCCTTCACCGTCGGGATGAGGGCGGGGGATCAGATAGAACTTGTTAGGGATGCTCACGCGGCCTCCAGCATTGCGGGGTTTACGATATGGCGGGCGACCTCCCCGAACGTCTCATGCAGAACGATGGCCTTCATGTCTCTCCCAGACCTATACCCGTGCTAGGCTGCGTATGCGTCCACAGGAGGGAGAATGCGGAAGGATTCCCACTTGCACCCGTGGAAGTCTTTCGCCTGGTCGTGATGGACATGTCCGGTCCAGATGTATCGATGGTCGGACGCGGCCCACATGTCTTGACGGTCGGTCGCCATTATCAGAGGGATGTCGGCTGGCTTCTTCAGCTTGTCGCCGTGGGTGGTCGCGATCATGCAGCGACCGAAATGAAAATAGTGGATGTTGCGGGGGGACGTATCGATTGTTACGCGGGGTTCGTCCTCGTATACGGCGTTGAGGAGTTCGGCCAGCCACGGCGTGCCGGATATGTCGTGGTTCCCGACCTCAACGATAACATTGACGTGTTGGTGCTTCTCAAGCGCCCGCTTTATCATGAAGCGAGCGGTCTTGATCGCGGCCCGGATCATCCTTTGATACCGGGAATCGCTGTCCAACTGGTGTTTCGATGTCGGAGTAACGGACTCCATTGAATCGTAATGCAGGAAGTCCCCAAGGGTGACGATCAGCGCGCGTTCACTCGCCGGGGAAATAGAGACCAGATGATCCATCGCGCCGGTCAAAAGCTGTTCACCGATGGAGATGTTGTAGTCCGCGCCCGTCTCTTCATGCCAACTCAGCATGCCAAAATGATGGTCACCAACCGGGTACGCGGTTAATAAACTGGACGTTCCTTGCTTGGGAGGCTTGACCGGCTTGTACCGTGGGAGGTCTTCCTTCAGGGCCTCGACGGTTTCGCGCATTAGATCCGCTAGAGACTCCTTGTCTCTTTCGGTCTTGACCCACTGCACGCCGCCGTCAGGCATGGGGTAGAGGGTGGATGTCCCCTTGACTGAAAAGCCTGGGGCCGCCCGATGGGTCATATCGTAGGCGGGCGCATACCCGGACTGAGCGGCCTTCCTCTCGATCATCCGCACGGCCTTACCGACATTGGCCGAGTCTACACCAAGAGCCTTTGCCGCAAGCCGCTCGCTGCCGTGTTCAAAGAGCGCCTCGTAATACTCCCACTGCCGGGGAGTCGCGAACTGCTCAAGGTTCGCGTCGAAGGTGCGCATTTACGATTGCCCCTTCGCGGCCTCCCGTAAGATGCCCTCCACCGCGGAATGAGGCATAGGTCCGGGGGATGAGAAGCAATCTCCTATGTGAAGGACCAGAAGCGCCGCCCTGGAATCGTAGTAAACAACCACCCGATCCGCCTTCCAGTCGGTCTTCGGCTCCATGTCGTTAATCATGGCCGTGACTGCGGAGGCGTTCGGTTCGGGAACCTCGAAACTGGACGTGATGTTGCGCTGATTCAGAAACCCGATGAGCGTTTCGACCGGGCCGGTGCCTGCGCCGCATTTATCGGCAAGGGCGGGAGAGGACATAAAAAAAGCGGCAATCAATGCCGCGATCAGGATACGCATGGGATGTCTCCTATGTTAGAAACTTGTCGTACATCTTCGCCGCGACAATCCCTGCTCCGCTGCCGATCAGCCCGACCACGGCGATCACGCCGAGCCCACGGTTTTTCAGCGCTTTGTAATCATCGACGACAGGCCGCAATTCGTTGGCTATCGCGTCTTTGTTTTGATTGGCTTGCCGAACCGCTTCCTTCGCAACCCCGCCGATCTCGTGCATGTCCTTCCGTTGCTGGTCCAACTTGACGAACAGCGCCCGCAACTGACGAAGGACTTCATCCGTGCTGGCTTCCAGCTTCCCGAGGCGGTTGTAGACATCGTTAAGATCGTGGCCGCTCATTGGTCGTGCCCCTTGCGGCGGTCTTCTCCGGTCCAGGTCATTTCTTCCTCCGATTGTAGACGGGATCTCCGTTGCTCACGATGCTGCCCAATCAAACCGCGTAGACAACAGCGGCCATGATGTGCGATGGTTGCGCAACCATGCTTGGAATAAACACGGGAGAACGCCACCATGACCACAACCCAAACCGACCGCCGCGCTTTTTATGACGCGATTTATCAGGGCAACCCTGGGGCCGAGGCGCTTTTGAAATGGGCGCTTGCAATGATCGACGAACTGAACGGCGGCCCCATCGAATCCGGAGACAGCGCCGAAATGTACGAAAAGGCAAAACGGATGGTGCATCACGATCCCGCCAGCGCCAGCGCCACGCCGACGAAATCGTTCTGAATCGATACGCCGGTCATGGTGGATGCGAATGCTGCATCAGCCGCCGCCCTATGCTCACCGGCCACTGCGAGTTCTTCATTCGCGGTAAGTTCGTCGTCCTCATAGAATTGCGCGAGGGACGAGGATGTGATGCCGCTACCACCAACGCCGGACACACACTGCGCGGCTTGCAGAACGAACGATCCCGCCGGGACGTTAAGGGTGAAGCTGAGGGGACCGGCATCGGTTCCGGGATCGTATTGAGAATCGGTATCCGCCGGAGTGGTGTTCGTCGTGTTGAATTCATGGACGAACCAACCATAGGCATCTGTGGACTTGCTTAAAGTCCACGACATCGTTCCCGTGGTCCCGGTCGTTATCGGGGCGTCTGTCACCCATACCTCGACCCCAGCCCAGCCGCCTGTATGGCGGATCAACCTTGAACAAGACTGCCCTGCTATGGTGAGGGCAGTAACCTCCGCCGCCGTATTCGGGAAGTCGTAGCCACCGAAGACAGCCAGAACGTGACGATTGCTCGACGGATTGCCGATATTGACAGTCGACCCGCTTGTGGTAATCGCGCCGGTGTTATCAATAAACCTGACAATGAACGTCGGGACCGTTGTAGCCGTCGTCTCGGTGTTGATTGCCCCGGAAGCATTCGTCGCGGTGACGACGCAGGAAATAGTGTCGCCGGCCACCCAACTGGAATCGACCGCTATGGTCTTGGACGTAGCCCCGGAAATGTTCGTGCCGTTCTTCTTCCACTGGTACGTAAACGTCGGAGCCGGATAGCCGGTATAGTACCCGACCCCCGCGATCAGCTCGGTTGCCGTGGTGTCGAATGTGGTCCCGGAGACGTTCGTGCTTTCGTAGAAGTCATAGCCCCAATTCTGGAACGCCGGGGTGAGGACCACAGGGGCAACCGTGTTGACCGGCACCGCAGCGGTAGCTGTTCCGGTTGTTGCATCATAGTTAACCTGAAGGGCTAGGTCGTTGATTGTTTCTCCGGCCCCCTCGTCTACATCCCTGGGTTGGTTCTTCGTCCACACCCCCGCGCCACTGGCGGATTGTCTGCGAAGGCCGACGAAATGAGAGACGCCCTTGAGAAGCCCAGTTTTGCTGGAGGTATCCCCTACATCTGTATCAATGACCCACTGATACCCATCCAGCGAATATCGGAAGTCGGTCTGGGTCGGGGCCTCGGTGTAGTATTCATAGGAAGAGATATCCCACGACGCTTGACCGTCCCCGAACGTGAAGCCTGTATAGGGAATCTGGTCCGGTACGCCTGTCCATGCGGCTGCGGAAATGAGCGGGCGGACCTGATCCAGAAGGGCTTCGTAGTCCGCATTTACATCGTAAGTTCCTGTGGTGGGATAAGGCTCCCAAGTCCTCGCCCGATCCATCCATGCCAAACGTGCAGCGTTTTCATCCGCCGTGTCGTTGACCGTCGCGCCCTCGGCCAGCATCGTATAGCCGTCGGTGAGGTACAGAACCGCAAGCAATTCACAGTAGTTGATCTTGTGACCGATCGGGGTATAGCGCCCGTCGTAGTTGGTGGATTTTTCCTCTGGGTAAGACCCCGGCATCCCGACATGCTCGTCAAAATGTGTCTGGTTGGACACGTCGTCGCGGACGGTATCCAAACCTGCGGACCCGACCGTATCCACATCCGTGGTCTTCATCCAATACGGGCCGTTGGTCGTCTGCGTCGGGGTCGTTCTCGCGGTACTAAGTAGATCTGCGCTGCCCGTGAGGCTGGCCATATACCACAGGAAGATGCCCATGCAAGCGCCTTGGCCCGCGTCAAAGCCCGGTCCCTCCCCTGGGGTAATATTGTTTGTTCCGCCCCTGCCAACACAGGCAACCAATTGTTGACCATTGACAATTGCCCAATGGGCTATATCTCTACGCTCCGCATCGGTCGTCGCATTGTCATGTCCGACAATCAGGTAGTCGGTGTATTCCTGGACGATATGACCTGAATAGAGCGTCGTCGTGTTGGAGTTGTACTCGTTGTCCAATCGAAACCGACGGCGTTTCTCCGGATTGGAGCTGCCGAAGTGACCATGCCAGGGTGGGACCTTCGCCGCCGCCGTCGTGGGCGTGGCAGTAAATGCGGCTGGCAGGGCGATGTCGCGGAACTTGGACAGGTTTATGGAGTTGCGGGAAATCATCGACTTCAACGTCCCGCTTACCCCAACCTCACTATGTGCCGGTGCCAGTTTATCCGAAGTGGGGGCTTCCGAAACGATGTGAAGGGCCTTGTAGGCCCCGATGATCTGCCAACTGCCACTTGTTGCCGTGCCCAGACGGGTGGTCTTTACAATCGTCTTATTGTCACCAACCGAGACTGAATAGGCCGCTGCGGTTGCCCCCGGGTCGACGTTCAAGGCATGGGTATAGGTGGTCGTTTCCTGACCGCCCGATCCTGTGACTGCGTTGCCTATCCACTCGTCAAAACCCTGCGCTGAGTCGGTGAAAGGATCGACCACAGCCCCGTTTGCCCATGCACCCGAAGCGTTAGATGCAGCCGGTGTAATGGATGTAATTGTGAACGCCTGATCCGAAACAACGAAGGGCTCAAAATTATTCCCGTTCAGGTCCGTGAACCACCCGACATTTACGGACGTCGAAAAGTTGAATGTCACGTCCCCATAGGTCGCGTCTGCAATCGTCACGCTTGTCTCGGATGTCGTGGCGTAGGCCGCCGCGCCCCCGCTGGATACGGGCCTATGGGACAGGCCAAGTCCTAGACCAATCATGACGCCACCTTGCAAACGATACCGCAGAAATCGACGTTCTTATTGTTCGCCGTCGCTAATCGCCAAACCACGCTGGTCCCGGACGGTTGGGCGGAAACGTCAACAGCCGTCACCGCATAAACCTTGTTTCCGTTCTGCTTGGTTTGAACAAGAGCAAGCGTGCCGGATGAGAAGTTCGAACCACCATCCCTGGAAACGGACCCGATCAGGTCTGTGTTGACGGTGATGGCCTCATTCTCCGAAACCTCCGCGAGCAGGGAGATCGAAGCGGGCGCGGAGCCAACCGTTAAAGCGTTTCCGACAAGCGACATATTGTTCGCCGTGCCGGTCATAAGCTCCATTTCGCCAATTTCCGTCGTCGCGCCACCGTTAACGGCGGAAACGGTGATCCGGTAATAGCGGTAGGATGTGTTGTTGTAGAACGAAAACGTCCGCTGCCCGCTCCACCCGGTTTGGCCGGTTTGGGTGTCCAGCACTGTGTAGTCGGAGTCGTTGTTCGAACCCTCAAGAACCCAACTGTTCGGCGCACGGTCGGCGGAGGTAATCCCCGTCGAGTCAATCGTGTATTGCCGCGCGACGATGTCATTTCCCGCCCCGAAGTCATATTTCAGCCATGCCCCGGAGGTGACTGCGTTCGCCCCCCAGCGCGTTCCCGCGTTGCCATCAAACGCTTTGAAAGCATCGTTGCCCGCAGCCGTGGACGAGGCCGAAGCTGTCCCGGAGGGCGTTGAAGCCGCCGTCATGGTCGGGATTTGATCGGAGCTATACGTCATCGTCGGGACGTAGCAATTCAGTGCTGTAGAGTGGGATTCGTTCGTGGACGTCGCAGCGTCAACCCCATCCGTCGTGACAAAGGCATCAACAACCCCATCCACTAGATCGCCAGGGACGCCCGCACCAGCAGAAGCGGTTAGGGCGGTCATCCAGATATCGTAAAGGCTGGTGTCGGTGCCGATGGCCCATGCGCCGGAGGTATAAACGAGGGTGTCGCCTTCGCTCGGGCTCAACCCTGCAATATCGTCAAGGTCGTCGCTATGCGCTTGGACGCTGGATCCGATATCCCCCGTTACAAGCGCGTCGGCGGAATACCGTTGCGCCTGGAAGGCTACACCGTCATAGAGAATATCGTAGTACTTATCGGCATCCAGAACGAGGGAAGCAGAAAGGGCCGCGTCGTTAATCTCGACTGCCTTTGTGGCCAATCCAGAGATGGCGACCGTTACCGCGTCATCCGTCGCAGCCGCGCGCATCTTGAAGCGGAACTTCTGCCCCGCCGCATAAGCCGTAATCGCGGGGGTCGGCGTAAGGGTTAGCGCGTTGGTCGTGCCCCCTGCCGTGCCGCACCAGATGAACCCGCCGTCCTGAACCTGACCGGCTGCGGCGTAATCCGTTCGCGCTTGAGCGTTCCCCACCCCGGTATGGCGGAATGTTGCCATTTTGAGGTTGGCAGAGGGGGCAGTCTGCCCGTCCGCTGCAAGGGAATTGGTGATTTCCGTTGCGAGGTCGGAAAAGTTCGAATTGACCGCCGTTTCGCTGATTACGGTGTCATAAACGAACGCCGCTTCCGGCAGGCTGTATGCTCCGGTTGAGCCGTCTCTGGCCATCAATGACCTCCATTAAAGGAAAATGCCGCTTCACAGCGGGGGTGCGCCTATGGCATAAGAGGCGCGATGGAAGACCTAACATTCAAACTGTTTACCGCCGTCCTGGCCGGTAATCTGTTCACCGCGATGTTCATTTACGGAATGGTAAAAGCGCATCGAATGTATGACTGGTCAGACGTTGATCTCGTTACGACACTGCAAATCATCATTCCCGCCATCATGGTCGCGGGCGGCGCTTACCTGTTCTGGTAGGCGTTAACAGCCGGTGCCGTAACTGGCGCATTCCGCTGCAAAAGCATCTGCGTTAGCCGTTGGATTTGAGGGTTGGGGGCCGGAACGCTACCAAGACCACCCTGAGCCATGAGTGCTTGAGCAAGCCTTGCCTGTTTCGTCGTCAAGCTTTGCGCAAGTTTCTGCGCGCCGTACCCAATTCCGGTTGGGATGGCTGCACCGACGGCGGCGCCAGCGGGACCGCCTACCGATGCCCCCGCGCTCCCCCCGATCACCGGGGCCAACGTGCCTAGCAGCATATTGCTTTGCTGACCTGATCCCGGCCCTAGCTTTGAAAGTTTCTTCAGAATGTTGGTGCTTGCCGTGCCCTTCACAACACGCTCAAGTGCCTCCACTTCTTCCGGGCCAAGCGTGCGGCGGATCTTCGGGTTCATGAGGATCTGACGGGCTTGGATTCTCAACCCGTTCTCAACGCCGCTTGCCTGTAGGTCAGCTTTGGTGAATACGTCGTCGATCATCTCCGAACCCTTGGCACGACGCCACGTATCGCGGCCAATCTTCATATCGTCCGCAAGCGTTACCGGGTTGCCGGATGCCACGTCGCCAGGACCAAGGCGACCGATGTAATCGTCAACGGCATCTGTCATGATTCCGCCAAGCCGTTGCTCGTCGGGGTCGGTGCTTTTCTGCACGCCGGACACAAGCCTACGAAGAACCGTCGGTGAAGGCGGGGAAGTATTGCCTTGCGCGGCGTCGCTCATCCTGTTGAGGATGGCGGTTGCCTTCGGATGCAACGTCGGGTCAATGCCCTCTTTCTCAAGACGCTGCGTCAACGTCGCAACCTCATCACCAAAGCTGGATGGTGCGAACTTTACTCCGGTATCATCGGCACGGTCATACGCAGCGCCTGCGATTTTCTTGAGTTCCTGCGTGGTGGGCGCGGTCTTGACGAGATTCTTTTCCGCCCCTCGCTTCAGCAGGCGTGATGTAAGACGCTTTGCCTGTGCTCCAACCAACGGCGCGGCGACGCCAAGTCCGCCACCGACAAGCCCGCCAACAAGGGCATCTTCGCCTCGATTTTGGAAACCACCCTCACCGGCGTTGAAAGAATAGAGAGCGCCTTCACCGGCACCGATGGCAGCGGAGGCGGCAGCGCGTGTGCCAAAAGAACCAGTCTGCGCCGCGCGACCCAACTGACCAAGCGGAACCGCCGCCGTGGGAATCGCGCCAAGAACCTCCGAACCGTAAGCAAGAACCGGGGACTCGTCACGGAACTGATCAATCCTGCCGCGTTCCTTGTCGAGATATGCTTGGTAATTCTCGCCCAGATCGCCACCGCGCATGAGGGTATGAAGACCCGCCGCGCTGCCGGCTACAAGTTCATCACCAGCACCGAAGGTCACGCCCTGCAAAGCGCCTCGCGCCATGCCCTGACCCGCTCCGATCTCTTCTCTCTTGGGGCCGGAAGAACCATAAAGGCGAGTAGAGCGGTCGTCTTCGGATTCACCTTCCCTTGGCTGCATCGCCTGCTGTCGCAGGTAGTCACCAAAGGAATCGTTCTTCGAGCGATAAACGGAAAGCTGGCCCGGTTCGATCTGACCAGCCAGAGCCCCCATAAGCTGCTGCTCCGTCGCACCGTCCGGGCCATCGATCTGGTAGACAGCGCCGTCGGATAGCGTGACTTCATATGTCGGCATCAGTTGCTAACCTTTCGAACGGTGAAGCCCGTGCTTGTCTGACCCTGCGATTGCCCGCCTGCCTCGATCCCGAGCGCCTGCAGCCGATCAGGCGGGACAGTGCGAAGAACGTTGTCCATGACCTGCTGGTATCGCGCGTCGATGCGGTCGAGGGTCTTTAGCAGAATTTCTGCGTCAGTGTTGTCGGCGTCTAGCGAACCAATCTCGTTAAGCAGCAAATCAAGTTCGGCCTTGTTCAGTGCGCCGAAACCACTGGCCCCAGTTGACGACGCCTGTTTTAGCCGTAGCAACGTTCCAACAGCCACACCACTTTGCAGCGTCTTTATTTCGGACCTGACCTTGCCCGCGTTTGTGTTAGAAAACATCCCCGGCACAGTCGAGAATGTCCCTGTGGCTGGTGCAGACGCGCCTTTCAGCAAATTGCGGATATTCTGCGTTGTCTCCAACATAATATTGGATTTTTCGACAGCTTGTGTTGCGGCGCTCTCGCTAGCCGACCGCTCGGCTTCAGCCTCTTGGACCTCTTTCCTGGTCGGCGGCAGTTCCATCACCTGCGGCTGGCCCGGTATCGGCATGTTCTGACCGGGCATCCCCTGACCCGGCATTTGCGGGGGCATCTGACCGGCAATCCCGCCCTGTTCCGGCGAATCAGACATAACCATGCCCGGTGTTACAGGTTGCGGTGCACCCACCTGCGGCGCTCCACTCGGGACGCCGGGCGCGGTAATGATGCGGTTGTCTTCAATCTTCTGTGTCGGGGCCACACCCTTCGGAATATACCCGACGAAGTTCCCTTGCGCGTCAATAAGAGCAATTTTGTCGCCCAGATCGACGCGCTGGACAGCCGAACGCTGCGGAGTGATGCCTTGCGGCAACTGCACCTGCGACGCACCGCCCTGGTTGCTCAGTTGCATCAGCACCGGGTTTCCGTTGGCGTCCGTCGCCCACACTGGGGACATGCCCATCTTTTCGCCGCCGCCGCTGCTACCGCCTGACGCCACCCATTGTTCATACGTGCCTGTGTAGCCGTCGTTTTTGGCGTATTCGTATTCCTGAACCGAATTGGGCTGTTTCGCTTGCGGCGGTGCGGACGCCATCATCCCCGGTTGGACCTGACCGCGCGGCTGATACACCATCCCACCCGCTTGCGGGTCATAGACCTGCATCAATTTGCTGTTCTGCTGCTCCTGCGCTTGTCGGGCCTGCAAGTCCTGCATCGCTAGGGACGTAGACAATTCCGCCGCGTAGGGGTTATCCCCCATTCCAGCAAGCAACTGCTGAGCCCGTGAGAGGCTTCCCGGCATTTGCACGTCCGCCATACCGTCCGGTCGTGCCCCTTCCTGCGTAGAGCCTCTCAGGCCCTCTGCTAGCGCCTTCTGGGCGGCAATCTGCGCCTGCTTGTCCGCTTCAATCTTCTTTTGGTCCTGGGCAAGCTGATATCCGCCCAGCCCCTGTGACAGAACCGAAGCAATTCCACCAAGGTTCGTACCGTTGTTCGCCTGACGCGCGTTCCGCAACAGCAGTTGAGCGTATGGGTTGGATTGCGTGAGGTACTTCCCCGGACCGTTATACATTGGCGACCTCCGCATAGTTCACCGCGAGGAATCCAGATATGGACCAAACCGCTTTCGGGTAGAGTTTCTGGACCTCTTGCGCCATGTACCCGATATGCAAGGGACCGCCCCAAACGTAGCGGAACAGATAGACACCCAGCCCCTTGTGTTCTCCGATCCTCTGAACATCCGTTTTCAAGCGGCGATCCGAGAACATGAACGCGGCCTGTGCGCCGGTGCCGAGAAGGTTGTACAGCCCTTGCCGCTCGGCATTCTGCTGACCTATCTGATTTTGGGCGAGGTTGGCGTTGCCATAGATCGCACCCATAATATCTGCCGGCGCAATGCTTTGCTGGGGAGAGTTGACGAAGGACGGTCCTTGAACCTGGGAACCGGACATCATCGCAGCCAATTCATTGAGGGGCTGGGAACGCTGCTGGATCATCTCGTTGATGCCCCGATCCCGCTGATTGGCCTCAAGCCCGTACAACTGAGAAGCCTGACCGAGCGCCGCGTTTTCCACCGCAAGCCGGGCGTCGTTTTGGGAACGGGAGAATTGATCCATCTCGTTGCGGAAGGCTTCCGTGCCCGACGTAAAGCCCTGGTTTGCGAGACGGGTTTCAAGCGCCGCGCGTTCCTGTTCCAGCTGCGGATTGATGCGCTGATAAAGAGAATCCGCAACTCGGGTCCGGGTGTCTTCGTTCAGCGTCGGCGCAGCACCAAGGGACGAGAAGTCTAGGGGCTGGGAAAGCCTGCTTCCTATCGCGTCAAGCTGGTTGTTGGCCGTCTGGCCGTATTTCTGGGACGCCTGCGTTTGCAGGTCGAAAATCGCCTGTTGTTCGGGGGACAGGGTTTGCGTCGCGGAATACTGGGGCGTGCCGTCCTCTGCCTTGCCGCGCTGGGTGTATTCCAACGTCCCGCCCGGCGTGTACTGGTTGACCATGTTGATATTGGCCTGGGCAACAGCCGCTTCCTTGTTCGCGGCGGCTTGCGCGGCGGCGGTCTTATCCGGGTCCGGCAGGGTCGGCGCTTTGGTTTTGCACATGATCGTTATCCTTGGAATTCGTAGGTCATCTGAATGGCGGTCTCTTTGAAACCCATGCGCCGCCACAGCTTGGCGACCCTCAAATCAGTCAGCGCGGCGACGTTCAGGCGCTTGCACCCCATCGCCCTCAGTTCTTGAAGCCCGTATTTGACCAAGGCTTTCCCGACGCCTCTTCGGTGTTCCTTGAGAACAAACAGGGCGTCTTCCTCGGCGATGAAGTCGCCGTTGTGCATGTCATTGGTAATGTAGACGTTCGCGTAACCGACCGGCCTCCCATCCAAGCGAGCAAGAAAAGTCAGCAACGCGCCCGCCCTTGACGCTTTCACGTACTCGTCCAGCCTTGGTGCATATGGCGAAACCTCCACGCCCTGCGCCTTGAGGCGGTCGGCCATCTCGGCATAGTGCTGGCGATAAAGAGATTCTATTTCTGGATACGTCGCCTCGAAGTCTTCCGTTGAAAAGCGATAGATCACAACTGCCCGCCCTCAACGTAGGTGTAATTCGTCGCAATCCATGACGGCCTGGCCGAAGTCGTCGATCCACGGATACGCACCGCGGCCGAACGCCCTACCCCTCTGACACCCCGCCAGCCTCGATAAATCTGGTCCGCAGATCCCCAAGTCCCGATACCCCACTTTGAAATGCCCCACCGGGCGGCAGACGTGGCGGATTCCACCGTTACCCCTTGGAAGGTCTTGATCTGGAAATCCACGTTCATCTCAATCGCTGCGGATGGATTCCCGTCCGATTGAAAGATGGTCTCAACGAGTTTGAAGGACTTCTTCTTGTTCGGAGATCCGAAGTAGGAGAATGCTTGCAGCCCGTCCCAGTTGATGTTGGACCCGCCGTCCGAATTGCCGTCGTCGTATTTGTAGACCTTCCCATCGGTCCCGCCGAAATACGCCTCGTCCCCCTTCATGCCCCAGCAAATCGCGTTGATGCCGGTAAACCTGCAAGGTGCCCCCGTGATGGTGTTAAACACGAACTGGTTAAACGCGGTCGTGGACTGGGGAATGTTGAAGATAAACTGCGTACCCCTCGGATAGATGAAGGGTTGCCAGCCATACAACGTCCCGAACTCCCGGACCGCGTCGTTGACCGCCTTGTTGATCTGGGAAGACAGCGCCACAATTTCCGCTTGGGATGTGTCGCGCTGAAGCCCTGCCGAAAGGGGAATAAACCCGTCCTGCGTCATCACCACGATATCGCCGCCGGCTTTGATCAGGCACCGTCGCCCAATCGGCCGGCCAATCTCAAACCGCCCTACAAGCGACCATGTGGAAGCGGAAGCGGGATCGGTCCCCTGGTAGACAATCGCCTCGCCCTCGGACGTGAGGAACACCGCAGCGTCGTCCATGCCGTCGCCGTTATCCCTGGTCCACGTCCCCATTGCGACGATATAGCCGCCTTTCCTCGCTACCCCGGCAAGGGAGAAGGCCGTGAACGCTCCACCAATGGCGTTGACCGCGCCGTAATGGGCTGTGAGGGAATTGACCTCCCCAACCCACAAGCGCCGTTGATGCAGGTTCGCCCAAATCAGATTGGCTTGTGTCGGTCCGGTAATCGTGGCGTTAGCCCATGTCGAACCGTTGTACGTCCTCGGAGTGTCGGCCCCGTTGCAGATGAAGAGAAACTGTCCCGCGCCTGTCCCGATCTGGACTTGCTGCCAGCGGTTATTGGATGCCCCAGTGACAACCGCAGCCCCCACGGCGCCAGACCCCGATACGTCGTAGATCGAACCGCCATTGGCCGCGAAGAGTTCCGCCACCCCATCAACGCCGGTGTATTCAAGCAGGGACTCGACATTCCCGCTCATGCCCGTCGCGAAGGACGTATATCCACGCCGGACAGTCACCTTGTCCGTCGAGGGGAAAAGGTTGTCCAGGATAACGGCGTTTTCAATCGGCATATCGGCAAGCGCCTGCCGCGTGTCCCAACCGCCAATCGGAGGGGGGAACGCCTTGGACTTCGATTTCATACCGAGTAATCGACTATCGGAGCGCCGGTGAAGTGACGACCGCCGAAGATGTCACCGGCAGACAGAATGCCCCCGGTCGGCTGGTCGTTCTTCACAAGCTTTTTCATGTAGGTCAGCAAATCCCGGTTGGCCATTTGCGAGGGAAGCCCTTCGGATTCGAGATAGGCAAACCGCGTCGCCAGGGTCAGCAATTCCTCGTCGAGAATTCCGGTATCCGTATCCGCCGCGAAAGCGCTCTGCGGGGTTTCGTCGGACGCTTGGCACCAGTTCTTGGAGATGTACTCGAAAGCCAAACTGTTGCCTGCGGAATAGGCCGGCAGGATGGAAACAGCACCGCCACGATAGATGTACTTCCTGCGGGTTCCTGAATAGGCGGTCGCCTTCAGGCCCTGCCACTCGACCGAGGAAACCGGGCCGTCGATCTTGCGCTTTTCGGTCCTGTCCCAAAACGCCTCGGGGACGAACCGGTCAAAGTCGCTGGGGAGGATGGCGGTTTGCGTCTCACCGGATATGGTGGTGAACGTCTGTTCCTTTCGGAGAACCTGCCAGGGAACCGCCCGCATCAGATCCAGGCCGCACTTATTCACGATGCGGAGCATCTTCTTTGCCGAGGGATCGGTGTTCCCCGCCAAGGTGGCAAGGTCCGGGCCGTTCACCTCGTCGAGTGCGCCCTGAACGATGGTCAGGAGCGTCATGCGAGCGCGACCATGTTGGTGGCGTCGGTGTTGGTGCTCATCACCCGCTTGGTCTTGACGGGAATCCACGTTCCCGCCGCAACCCCGACAAAGGTCACGGAAACGCCCTCGTCATTCAGGCAAGCCACATCACCGGCACCGCCGACATAGATCGACCGGGCCGGATAAGCCAAGTCCACAGTATCGCTCTTGCTCACTGCGAAAAACCGGCCAGACGGCCTTGTCTCGTCGCTCATGTCAGAAACTCCATTCTTTCGTGAATTCCACGGCAAACGTGGGTTACGTCGTAATCCCCAACATCACAGAGGGCCTTGAGGAATCCGCCGCTTCGGTTTTCAAAGAAGTCAGGGAGCGTGCGGACGATTTCGGCCAGCCGTTCCGCTTGCAGAAGCAGTTCCAGCCGCGTCAGGAACGACCCCCCGCATTGCACCTGGATCAAGTCTTGAACCGGCTCGTTCCGGTAGATGTGCGAGGTCTCCCCATAAGAGGAATCCGCGCCAAAGAGATAGATTTTCTCATATCCCGCCTTGATGCCTAAAAGGCACCCCGCAACGATTGTGGAGGGGCCTGGAATGCTTCCTGCCGTCTTCCAGCACTCTGAGGCATTGGCGAAGGTCTGAGGGTGGCAATGGGCATGGACAACAGCTTTGCCCGAACAATGGTTCGCTGCCGTGTCGCTAGGGTCCACAGTGAAGAAAAAGCACAAAACGCCATTAGCCCGAAGCCAAGGGGCGGTTTGGTTGATGGCCCAAATATCACCGGGCCAGGTACGTAATTCGTCCAGGTGTTCAGAAAGAGACGGCCCGCCGCCAACTAAGGCAAGCGGGCCGTTTCCATTCGGTTCCGGCAGATCGGGCGAGTGCCGCGCCTGTTCCTCCATCGTGGAGGCGTCAACGCAGCACCGCGCCGTAATCTTCAGCTTCACGACGCCATCAAGCCCTTTTCCTGCAAGAGCGTGATAATCGCATCGACGGCGGCGTTGGTGTTGCCCAAGGTGCCGCTCGTATTGGTGACAACCGCCGCCTGATCGGAGGGGGTCGCGCCATGGAAGCCGATAAGGTCGGTTGCGGATTGCCCCAAAACGGTGCCGTCCGAACCGCCGTCGGAAAGTTGCTTCTCAGCCATTTCATTTACTCCTGGTTAGGACGAGCCGCTCTGGCGAACAGCCAGACGCTTGTCGATGGTTCTGGCGGCATAGAGGATATCCAGGCGCCACATGGATTCGTCCGAGATGCCGTCATAGACCGGGATGACGCGAACCGACGTCCCCTTGTAGGTCTGGCGACCCACATCATTTGCACCCGGCGGCTTGATCAGCGGAACGGAAACGAGAGCGAAGGCGTTCTTGGTGAACGACATATTCTGCCGATAAACGCCGCCATCCGAGCCGACCGGGACCACCACGGCCCCATCCAGATCGGAAAGGCTGGTGTCGATGGTCTTGTGAGCACCGGTCCAGACCATCGCCGGGGAGAAGGTGATATCCACCTGGTTGCCCGAAGCGTTGGCCGTGGAAACAACGGTGAACTGCTTCTCGAAACTCAGGCGCGCCTTCGTCACCGGGTTCACCGCATAGACGCCCGTGATCTTGAACACGTCACCAACCGCAACGGCGGGAGCCGAGGCCGTGAAACCATCAACGGTGATGGTCTGTTGGTCCGTGTCCTTCACATCGGCGTAGGATATGGTCGATGTCGTTACCGAACCATCAACGGCAATGGTCGAACCCGCCCACGTCCCGAACGTATGCGTTGCCACGTTTTGGGTCATGTAGGTGTCGAGATTACCGATCATGCCAGTCGTGCCTTTACGGTAGGCGGGCTTGGCGATGGTGTCGGTGAACAAGGCCGTCTGCGACCCGACAAGGCCCCAGTGATCAGCCGGCGCAAGAACAGAGCAACGACCGTCCTGCGGCATGGCGTACTCGTCCATGCGTTCCGGTCCCTTCGCGAAGTCGGCAAACGAGTTGATCGTTTGACCCGGCGTGCCGACCCAGTTCGGGATGTCCTTGTAGAGCGCGTGAAGATCCACATCCACCTGATTGGCCAACTGGACCATTGCAGGCTTCAAGACGCGCTCAGACAGTTCCTTGATGCTCAAGGTGAGTTCCTGGGAAGTGAACTTGAAATCCACGCCCTTGCGCTTATCGACCGTGATAGTGGTCTTGCCTTCCGTCACAGTCTGCGCCGATGCCGTGGCACCATCACGGACCGTGAAGTCAGCGGGCTTACGGATGGTCAGCGTGTCGCCAACTTCGTAGCCGTTCACGTTTTTGTTGATGTCTTCCTCGTAACCACGGAAGACTTTCTTCGCCATCACCAACTCGTTGTCGAGGATGGCCACCGCCGCTTTCGCGATGATATCGGCGGTAAGTGTCGTGTTAGCCATTTCTGGCCTCCTTCATGGGAAAGCGGCGTCTCTCGACGCTGCGTTGCGTGTTATCCCGGCAGACCCAAAAGCTTGGCCATCTCTCCCGGCGACATGGAGGCAACATCACGTTGCGCCTTGCCACCCTTCGAGGAACGGCCCTTCACGGGTTCTGCGGGTTTCGGTTTCGGCGATTTCTTCGCCTGGGCCTGCATCTTGTCGTACTGCGCCGCCTTCCAGACAGCCAAGGTCACTTCAGGGTTCAACGCCCAGTCACGGGACGCTTGGTCCTTGTCCATGCCGAGATTGTTCACCGCGTAGTCGATGACTTCCGGCAGTTTCTCGGCTTTGAAGCCCTTGACCTTGGATTCGATCTTCGCCTCGCCCTCCGCGATGCGCCGTTGCATTTCTGCCTGCTGCGCTTGCGTGAGTTCGGCCTCCTTCTGGCTGACGGTACTGACGACTTGCTGGAACTCGGCCTGCTTCTTGGACAGTTGGTCCGATATGCGCCGTGCTCTATCCGGTTCGGACTGCCACAACGCATTCAAGTCCACGCCCTGAAGCTGCTCGATCTCCGCTTTGATCTGCAAACCTCTGGAATATGCATCCAGTGTCTCGCCGTTGAGGGATTGAAGCTTCTCGACTGCGCTTTCCCGCGCTTCGATGGTCTTCGCCCGCTCTGCGATGTCCTGGGTTTTGCGTGTGTAGTCAGACCACACGCTATCTGCGAATTCCTGCGCCTGGGCTGCGACCTCTTTGGCCGTTCCTTTCGCGGAAAACGTCTTCTTGTTCCCTCCGAAGTTGAGTTCTACTTCCTCATCTTCTTCGGTTTCCTCGGGATCGGGCTCTTCACCTTCTTCCTCGGTTTCGTCTGCCTCGATCTCGTCCGTTTCGGCCTCTTCGGCTTCGACTTCCTCGACTTCGGCGGCTTCTGCTTCGATCTCCTGATCGACTACAGATTCATCACTCATTAAAAAGGCTCCATCTTAGGGAAAAGGCGCGCCTCCCGGCGGGCCAGGGGGTTGGCCTTGCGGCCCTGGCGGTGCTCCTTGCGGCGGCACCATCGGCGGTGTGACAGGCATTCCCTCTGCCTGCTGTATCTGCGGGGGAAGGAGCATCTTCAGACGCTCGGCAACCTTATCGGCCCCCTGGAAATCCATATGCTCAAGAACGATGTCCCCAATGAACTGCGCCGAGCCTGGAATGGCGCGCATCAACTCTATGAGGACTTCCCGCGTTTCTTCGCGCTGCGTGGCGTAGGACGGGCCGCTTGAGACGGTCACGTCGTATTTACCAATAGCGAGGTTGTAGAGTTCCGGTTCCCCGTCTTCTCCGATCATTCCGCCGCCGTCTTCCTGAGTAAGCTGAACCACCTTCTCGGCTTGGTCCTCGCCCAGAATGCGGACGGTCTGCCTTGCGGAATAGACCGACGGGATAATCTCCACCAGACATCTCCCAGCGTACCGAATGGCTCTGGAAAGGTTGTCGATGAAGTGGAAGTTGGACACGTCCGACTCACGTTGACGAGCGAGGATCGCCTTGCCAGATGTCTCATTGGACTGCGCGCCAAGCGAACTGTCGTAGATCGACATGATTGATTTCATGTCATCGGCGGCGGACAAGGACTCCTGAAGCACCCCGGCAGGAACACCAGCGAACGGCGTGCGCTGCGGTGCGTTCCCGGCTGATGGGTCATACTCAAGAAATGCGTGCGAACGGGTGTTAGCCGATTCCCACTTTCCTTCATGCCCATCAGGCACAAACCCAAGCGGGCCAACCCATGGGGCCTTCGGTGCCAGTGCCACGAGTTCCGTGGAAGCCGTGCGCCAGAAGTTGAACATGCTCTGAGGGTCTTTGGCGTCGCGGATCATGGAGCGGAAGTATCTCCGCCCGTCGATGATCACTTCCTCGCCCCAAACCGGGCAAATCGGGATCATCGACCCCGGCCAATCCTCTTCCTTCAACACCTCATGCGCGTTGATGGTGCGCTTCTTGACCTCCCAGTAATCGACCTTGCGCCGGCGAACCTCTTCCAGCCCCATCATCTGGATGTAAAGCTGGGCGAGATCCTTATCCGATATTCCATCGACAGGAAGCCCGGCCTGTTCCGCCGCGACCTTCGCCATAAGCGGAAGCTGATCCTCACGAATGGGGCGCGGCATGTCCTCGCCCTGGGATTGGAACAGGATCAAGTCCCGCTCGCCCTTCTCCCTCAACCAGTAGTCCGCGACAACAACCTGTTCCTCAAGCATCCAGTTTTGGAAGTGCTCGTCGGACATCTCCCAATCCACCGGCTCGGCTTTGGGGAACTCCCTCTTGAACGCCGCTCGGCTCATCGGGTCCAGTTCGAACGCATACTCCCAATCGCTCGCATCGGCGGCGGTGGAATTGGCGTCCCAATGGATCAACAGCGGATCGGCAACCCGGCGAATTCTCGCTTCGAGGTCGAATGAATCCGCGTGAGCGTATTCGATATCGATGCGGAAGAACCCGAAGCCCCCCGTTACGGCGTGGTCAATCGCCGTGTCATAAGCGATATCAGCGTCGGAGCCTCGCTCAATCGACCGGCACAGACCACCGATGATTTCCGCCGTGTTCTCGTCCGCTCCATTGTCCACCGGATGAACCGTGATGGACGGCTTGTTTTGACGGGCGTCGTTGACAACCTGCCGAATGAACGCGGGGAGTTTGTTGATGGTCAGGCACGGACGGCTTTCGGCCATGCGCTGCTTCTTGATCTGCTCCGGCCATTGCTCCGATAGGCGGGCAAAGCGGATGTCCTCACGCGCGGCTTGACGGTTGAAATCCGTCGCGGATTCCGACTCCTGGAATCGCTCTAGCGCGTCCCTTACGACATCATCCATTAACCCATCCATCCACCCGCCATCCCTGCCGGTTGACGCGGCGCGGGGCGGTTAACGCGGTTGATCTTCGGAAACAGTTCCGTGAACGCCCAGACAAGAGCGTCGCAGCGATCCGGGGAGCCTGTGCCCTCAAACCCGGATGCCGTCATTTGGCACATCTGGTCTTCCAACTCGTTGAACGTCCCAACGTGAGACACACGGCCCAAGGCGTAGAGCGAACTAATCGGCTCTGCCCGGACGTGCTTTCCTCTCGTGGCGACGACATCAATCACCCGAATGCCGGGGCGAACGCTTTGAAGGGTGTGCCGGCACATATCCCCACCCTGGTTTCGCTCGATCACAATCGCGTCCGCTTCCCACTTGTCGTAGGCGGCTATCGCTCGCTCGGCCCATTGCCTGGGAGAACCCTTCAGCGAGAAATCGTCCACGACATACCCGCGATTGTCCGACCCCAACCCGGCAACGATAATCCCGTGCTCGTCTGAACCTTCCTCGGAACTGACCGCAGGATCTACCGCGACGAGAACCCGCGAAAGTTCGGGGGCATCGTGCCTTCTGTGATTGTTGATCGTCTGCCGGTCCCAAATCGCGCCAACGGCCATAGGTTCGTATTCGCCTAGCCAAATGTGCGCGTAGCGGTCCCGGTTGTTCTGCTCATCGTGCAGGCGTTCAGACTCAAGTTCCGCCGGGAAGAAGCGGTTCTGGTCATAGTTTATTTTTCGCGCAATCGCGTCTCCCGGCGGATTCTCCGAGCGGAAGAACTTGTCTACCGCATCGCTCGCAAGCCTCGGGTTCCATGAGAACCACAGTTCAGACCTGGGCGCCCGTATCGTCGGGCGAAGCAGTTCCAGCGACCGGGCGGAAAGCGTCTGCGCCTCCTCCACCCATGCAACGTGGAAACCTTCAAGCGACTTGATGGACTCCGCCGTGTGGTCCTGCATCCCCTGGAAGATGATCGTTCCACCGCCGGGCGTTCCGATGCTGTCATTCAGGATGTTGAACCGATCCGCCACACCGAAGGCGTTGATCTTGTCCTCTAGCAGCCGCTTCGCCGATTCCTTGAGCGTCTTCTGGACCTCACGAACGCAAACCCCACGGAAGCCTTTCGTTGTCGAAGCGTTGGCCACCATGCATTCAGCAAAGAAATGAGACTTGCCCGAGCCTCGGCCACCATAGAGCGCCTTGTAACGTGAAGGCCGAAGCATGTCCTTGAATACAGGGGAACCCTCCCCTAGTCGGATTTCTGTGCGCCCCACAGGAACACCGGACCTCCGCCAGCACCGCTAATCTCTTGCTCGCTCTTGTCCTTCCAACCGAAGTTGTTCTTCAGGTTGAAGATGACCCCCGTGACCTGTCCACCGTAAAGATGCTGCTCAAGCGCCTGCTCAACACGAATGCGGGCGCCCTTTACGGTGCGGGAAAATTCCGGCTTCTTCTCGTACTCGGCAAGCGCACCGCGATCCACGAAGCCGAGGAAATAGCACAGCCCGGAAATGGTTGGTTTGTTCTCTGTTCCCGTGAGGCTTTCAAAGTACGCGTCAATGCCTTCTTGCATCTGCTCCGGGTCTTCGAACATCGGGGGACGGCCTGCGGGCATTACTGGAACTGCGCTCCGATCACACACACCGCAGCGAAAAGCACGAAGCCGGTGAGGATCTGGTACTTGAGGGGAAGTGTGCGGAAGCGGGACCACTGGGCTTTGATCATGGTGTCCTCCAAATGAGAAAGGCCCGCCACCGGTGAGGGTGAACGGGCCTCCTGGCCGATGGCGAACCATTCGGCGTTTACAGCGAAACCCCGCTGAGGCGCTTCCGTGAGAGGCGTGCGGGGTGTTGTTAACGTGCGCGGGGCGGACTTGAACCGCCTTCACCCCGAAGGGCTACCGATATGTTTCAATCTGCGTTTCCGGCATAAGCCGCCGCGCCGGGAGATGCTCGGTGCTACAACGGCTCGGGTCAGGATGGAGAGCGTGTTGACCGTTTGCGCCAAGCATCTGCCGCCGGGGCGAAATGGAAAACGCCCACATGTTTCCAAGCGGGCGCAGAAATTCAAACCTCTATTACGCTCCAAGTTACTATGCTTCTAGACACCGTGTCAAGCATCACAAACCCCAATGCCGCGCCAGCAATGAAAGCCCGCGTTCAGCCAACTTGACCATCCTCACCTCCACGTTGTCGTGCAGCAGTTGATTGACGGCCCGGTGCTGTTTGTTGTCCATGCACTCGTAGGCGCTCTGGTATGCCCGCGTAACCTTCTCGAACTCTTCCGGGTCAACCTCTCGGGACGGTCGGCGTGTCCCCGGTCCCTGGTTGGGATTCGGGGCGCAGATCATAGACCTATACCGCTGGATGAGTGAAGACCATTTCTTGCCTGCTTCGTACTGGTGGCGCTCGATGTCGTTTCGAAGGAACCACGCATGGAGCAAGGACCCGTCCCAGGCCCGGATATAAGCCTCACCCACGCACCTTGCCCGCTGGGCCTGCATCTCCACCGTACCGAAGTCTTTGTCCTCTGTGGGGGCGTTTACCGGCTTGTGACCGGGTGTGTAGCCTCTTGCCTTACGTTTTGCGCCGCGTCGTGTCATTCCGTCTCTCCAAGCCCCCTTGGTTGAACTGCTAACCGAATTCAGCAAGCGCTTAACCGAATTCGGTTTCGCCCTACTCCACTTGTGTTACCGTGTAGCCCCGCTCTTTGAGGGCGGTGAGGAAGTCGTCTATGTCAACGTCTCCATCAACGCCTATTGACCAGCCGTATCCTGCCCAATGCGTCAGATCGCCGACGAACGCCTTATGCTTCCGGCCTCCTACTGCTATTGCCTCTGCTACTGCTTCCGTGGGGGTCATTTCTTCTCTCCTGCGATGAAATCCATAACCTTCTCAGCCCACCCGTACCGACCGGATAGAACCGCAACCACGCAGAGGGCGGCGATAATGAGAACCGTGGCGATCAGGCCGGGGGTCATCGCTCCGGCCCTTCCGTGGGTTGGTCCTTGCCGTACCAAATCCGTTCGAGGTCGCCCTCCTTCGGCCACTCGACCGCGTGGGCCTTGCCTGTCAGCACAGCCAATGCGGCTTTGATGCGCTCAATCGGGAACGTGTGATAGGGCTCCACGACGGCGCGGACGTAGCGTTTTCGCCCATCAATCACGACGCCCGCCTGCGTATCCGGCCCTGCAAACATTCGCCCAACCGTGTGAATGTGCCAGTTACCCATTTGCCACCTCCCTCTCATCATCCACCGGGTTCTCCACCGGCTCCGGTATGCCCAGACGCCGCTTGTTGGCCTCGTGCCCCTCGGCGTCAAACCTTTCCCGTGCGAGTTCCCGACCGGCCTCAATCTTCGCCATCTGATCCGGGCTTAGGACGTGCGTCAGGGAATCGCCCAGCAACTTTGCCTCGCCCTCCGCCATCTTGCGCCGCGCCTCCACCATCATGGCGTCATGGGCCGCGCATTCCTCGTCTGTCCATTCCGACCGTGGGCGGCGCCGCTTCGGTGCGGCGCCTGCCCGCCTCTCTTGACCGGACAGCACCGCGCTTTCGATTTTGTTCCGCTGCGCCCGCCGCTGCAGGTGATCGTCCACGACCAGTTTCCCCAAATCCCCCGGCTTCGGCAGGGACGGAAACCGGTACGTCGCCTTGAGCCGTTGAACCGCTTCCCAAGCCAGATCAGACGGAAGCGACCGCAACACCGTGGCGTAATCCTCCATCGCCTTCGCCACCCGATCCCGGTCAACGTCCTGGAACGTGTTGATCCAATCCCGCAACGAACCGAGACACACCGCCAGCGCTTCCCCGTGACAGGGCTTAAGCGCTGCGACGTAGATCGAAAGATCCGCTTTGAGGTTCGCCTTCGTAACCCCTGCCGGCAGGGTCAGCGTTCCCGGCGTCCAGGAGTCCAGCCGCTCGAAGTATCGCTTCGTCGATTGGGTCAATGCCGCCATTGTCGGGGTTTGGAGGATTGCTGGCAGGGTCATCGTATCCGCCTTCCATGAGTTTCGTGAATTTGCTCTGCGTCAGGATGAAATCAAAATCGGGACGCCAGTTCGGATGCTTGCCCCTAGACGGTTTGGACAGGAACGAAGATGCCCGGATCTTCGACAACGCAACGTCCCACCCCTCCAAGCCCCCACAATCGGATAGCCTTGCTTTGAGGCGTGACCTTCTCGCATCGGTCAGCTTTTGAACCTTGGGTAATCCGATGTCGTCGGCTAAGGCGTTCCATGCCTCGACAGCTTCGTCGATAGGCGGCTTTAAGGAAGGCCCCCTGTACTCTTCTTCTAATGTATTTAATGTATTAACTTCTTTCTTATTCGTTCCGTCCGCGTTCCGTCCGCGTTCCGTCGTCGTTCCGTCTGGCGTTCCGTCTGGCGTTCCGTCCGCGTTTACAGGTATCTGGTAAGTGTCGTATTTCACTACCTTTATTCGTGTGTATCCGCGTTCCGATTGCGTTCTGACAAAACCCGCTTTTTCGAGATGCTTTAACGTGACGTGTGCTTTTGTCTTTGAGCACTCCCATGCTTTGGCGAGGAAAGAGAGGGCATAAGCGCACTCCCCACGGGACAAAGAAACGGCATCACGGCCCACCCGGATCGTGACGGGTTTCCATGCCGCGCGAAGGACCAGCCACATCGCTGCATACTCGTCATCCTTACCCCTGAACTGAGGGTTGCCGACGATGCCGCGCCACATGAGAACGTACCCGTCACTCACTTCTTTACTCCATCCCGCCACAACATCAGTTTGAATCCGAGAACTTGGGCGAAGTCGTTGAGGCACGCAGCGCTAGGAACATGATGACCACGAACAGCCTCATACCAAGAACCGGCGCTGTATCCTGCGCGCGAGGAAAGTTCTTCTTTGGTCAAGCCGAGCGCCTTCCGTTCCCTCTCCAGGTGCCTGATTAAGTTGCCTACGCCAGACATACATTAGTGCCTTATTTGGTTGTTTCGTCATTAGGAACGAAACGTGAACCGCTCCTGTGAATAGCAAGGACGGCGGGGGATCAGTCCGCTCTCCCCTGCCAGTTCACCGCCTGCTTGATCTTCCCGGCTCGAACCAGTTGCTTGTCCCTGCCCCATGAGTCGAAACCCTTCTCTGGCGGCAGGGATAAAACCCTGCTGATTACACCGCGATTTACCCCGGTCCGGTTCTGTATCTGCCGGTAGGTAAAGCCCTGCTTGCGAAGGGCCAGGATCAGCGCGACGGTCTCCTGCTTCATGCCGCAGCCCTCCCCACGAACTTCTCAATCTCTGCCTCCCACCGCTTCGGCGCGCGATAGGCGGATAGTTGGATGATGGTCAAAGCCCCGCGCTCCTGATCTTCAGCAGCAGGACGGCGGGCGTTTCCAGGTCGTCGCCGGGCTGCATGGTTTCAAGCTGCGCTTTGTAGTCTGCGAGGATGTCGGCCTTGTCTTGCTTGGAAAGCTTGATGGTCGTATTGCCCAGCCGCTTCAAATAATCCGCGAATTCTTTGCCGTGATAGTTCTCAGTCCACTCGGTGAATTCCATCGGGTTGGCCCCTAAATACTGGTGGCACCCCCGGCAATGGGAAACGAGATTTGGCGGGTAATAACGTGTTGCCCTTTTCGCACGTCCGCATATGTGGCTCGCATCGAGACCGCGCGCATCGCCCTGCACGTACTGCTTACGACAGCGCAGGCAAGTCCAGGCGTCCCTCATTCGAACTAGCGTCGAAAGCACCGTGTCTATCGGGTCTCTTTTGATAGCTGTCACTGCTCTCACCTCTGGAAAAAGCTGCCGGGGAACCGAAGCCCCCCGGCTAGTTCAGGGAGGGGCGCTTGATTTGCCGAGGCGGGCTCAAGCGGGGCCGGACTAAATTCTCCGTATGGCATTCACGGCCTTGTAAAATGCGAGCGCGGCAATCAGCCCGTTCAGGGAAGCGAGGACGTGGCCTCCGAACACAAAGGCGACAATCGCCATCGCTCCGCAGAAAAAAAACGTCACGATCCACGCAACGGTGCCGAGATCTCTATTTGTCATCGTCATCTCCCATCAGCCGCTTGAGATGTTCCTTGAGTGCATTGAGGCGCTTGAACAGGTCACGGGGCATGTAGCCCACGGTGATGAAGCCAAGCGTAAGTTCGGTAGCGAGGGGGCCACCCGAATGGTGGAAGCCTTCCCAGCCATGCCAGAAGAGGACGAGAGCGCGGCGGCGGTCTTTCATCATTCAATCTCGCTGTCTGCCGTGCGGTCGCGCCATGTCCGGCGAAAGCGGATCGGGCCGAAAAAATGCGCGCCGGCCTTAATGCCCGCCCAAGCGCCAGCGGTAGCCAGAAGAGGCACCACGAAGCAAACCGTCGCGTAGCCGAGCATTTCGAAAAAGGTTCGAGCAAACTCGATCATCCCTCACCTTCCAGCGTATCCAGCAGGGCCTTGAGTGCGGCCCGCTGCGTTTCTGTTTTGATGTCGCGGCCCGTCATCTGCATGACCGCTTCGAACACCTCGTCGTATTCAGACATCAGCGTTATGAGGTCGTCGCCCCGAGGCGCGAACTTCCCGCGCCACCAGTTGCCGACAACGTCCTTGTGTTTCCGCATACGCTGGCAAATGCGCTGGACAGGGGCCGTCTGCCCTTCGTGCGCTCTTTGCAAAGCGAGGCTCACCACATGGGCAAGCGGTAGTTGTGCCGTCGCTACTGGCATTTTGTGTGACTTCTTGCGTTGCTGTCCGGAAGACATCCGTTTCTCCATGCGCCATATTTGATGCATGGACGAGACGCGCTGGAACGGCGCATCACAGGAGACTTACAGACATGAAGACCAGACACCGCAGACCCGAGGAACCCGAGCGCTTTGCAGAGCGCAATGGGAAGCCCGTGACGGTCGGAGTGCTGGCAGAGACAATCATGAAAAGAGTTCGGAAGCGCAGGCCCGAATAGCCGCGCAAAATAAGGGGGCCGAGACGGGCGACGATAAGGGGTACAATCGTCGCCCGCTCTGCTATGCGCGTGGGGAGCTACGCGCGCCTCCCGGTGGTCAGCCGGGGGGTTCATTTAACTGTCCTATCCGATTGGTGAAGCATTACGCGGCCTCGCCACCCTCCGAGAAGAAATCGTTAGCCGTCACCGATCCATCGGTTGCCTCGATAATCTTCTGCATGGTTTCGCGACGAGGGATGCGAACGCCTTGGCGAAAGCGCCAGACGGATGACGGATCAACGTCGATCTTCGCAGCGAACTTTGCGCTGCTTATCCCCGCACTTGAAAGGTAGCTGTCCAAATCCATCGGTTTTCCAACCCTTGTGTTCCTGTAAGGTTTCCTATGTTTCCATATCGGCAACTTTTTGGCAACAAGAAATTTCCTAATGAGCACGTGCATCCTGTTGTGGGGGTGTGGCAGTTTCCGCCCATGAACGAGAGGGACAAGGAAATTGGAGCCAACGTTAGGCGGCTCCGGAAGGAATCCGGACTGACGCAAAGTCAGGTTGCCGAGGTGTTGGGCTATTCTTCCGACAACGGCCGCGCGACCATATCAAAGATAGAGTCGGGCCAGCAGGGGTTGAGCGGGGCACAGGCCGGGAGATTGGCGAAGCTATTTAAGTGCAATGTAAATGAAATTTTACCTAACGACAGTTCATCTCAGGTCACAGTTTCGCCATATTCATTCACTAAACCCGTAAAGATTGTTGGTGTTGTACAGGCGGGCCTATGGATGCCAGTAGAAGACACATTTGCAGACTCAGGTGAAACAGTCCGTGTTTCCGAGGATGCGTGTCCAGGCGACCGGGGATACTTCGCCCTCACCGTTCGTGGCACCAGTATGAATCTGAGGTTCCCGCCAGGTACGACCCTGCTTTGCTGCCCTCTTTCTCAATTCCCGGAACTCCGCGACGGTCTGTATGTAATCGTGCGGCGTTGTCGGCATGGCGACGCCGAGATAACCGTTAAGCGATATCAGGAAACCGAAGACGGGCGGTTCCTCATGCCAGAAACGTCTGACCCTAAATGGGCCGGCCCAGTCCGGTATGTTCCGGAAGATGAACGTGTCTTCGATGATGGTGGTATACCGACTATCGAAATCGTCGCCGTCGTCGTGTCATCAATCCAGAAGCACGTTTAACCCAGTGTGTTCGTTGGTGGGATCCAGAGCGATCTGGGCATAGGACGAACTGCCCCGCTAATCTAGCGAAGGTTCGTCCCTAGCCTGAAGCGTGTTCGTCGGAGCCGACCGTCGCTTTCCAGGCGTTGAACTGCCATATCCCAGCGTTCAACCCGGTGACTACTTAACGGAACCTGGGATCGGTCCCGGCGGCGAGGCTTTCACCTTTCGGACTGCCCTTGCGCTATCGCCGCGCCCCACAGTAGCGCGAATCGGAAACATCGCTGCCGTCGTCAGACCGACCGACGTTCCGCACCTTGCGTGCCGATAAGGCAACGCTCCCCATATATAGATTGCCAGACGAGCATTGCGCAAGCGGAAAAGAGAACATTCCGCGTACAAATGAAAAAAGTTTCCAATTTCGCAACTTTTTCAGTAGTCCGCTATTGACTTGTTGTTTCCGAAACGGCAACATGGTCTCCATCAACGCGATGGAGATACGCAATGAACACCGCCTTCCAGGAAACCCTTCGCCAGATCGAAGAAGCCGACAAGGCCGCCTATTCCGACGCCGTGAAGCTGCGGAACCTGATGCGGGCCAAGGGCAAGCGCTGCAACACCCATCAAGCCGACGAATTCGTGCGGGCCAGCGAGACCAACCTCATGGCCAGGATCGACCACGCGCGGAAACTTCTGGCTGCGATGGGCGGCCATGAAGGCCCGGCCCGATGCATCATCGGCACGGCGCAATGGATCATCTGCGCTGCTGAAACCGAACTGGAACGGCGCGCGGCTTTGGCTGCGGCGGCGGAGTGATCGCCATGAGCACCTATCTCAAACCCTGCCGAACCTGCCCTATGAAAAACGGATGCGCGCAACGCGACGAATTCCGCGAGCGCATCGCTGGTCTGGGCCTGCGGTCGGCAACATTCAATTGCGACATTCTGGCGAAGGAAATTCGCCCCGGTCGTCGCATCAAAACCATGCAGACGGTTGCTCTAGATTTCGAAGACTACAACGATACGACACCGGTCAGGCGAGTCGTAAAGGCAACCATCATTGGCGGCGACGTCAGCCAGTTCGCGTGCGTCATCGATCCCGGCCAGATATCGGACGATCCCGACGACCATGCGGATGGCGTGGACCTTAGCCGCCTCCGTTTTCGCAAGAGCAAGAGCGTTTCCCGCATCACCGAATTCCTAGACGAGCCGGATCTACCGGTCTGCGATTTTGGAAACATCGTTCGTGACGGGAAGTGCGAACGCTTGGGCGAAGGGTATTGCTGCAAAGAAGTCAGCGACGAACTGGCTGCGGCTGCGGAGTGATGGCGATGCAAGCGACACGCGCAAGTTTCCTGACCGTCACGCAGAGTTTCAATCTGAACTTGGCATGCAAGCCCGTCGCAGCGGCTTACGGCAATGTCTACCTTGTCGGCAGCGTAATGGATCGCCGCGACTACAGGGACGTCGATTTGCGCACGATCCTGGCTGATGACGAGTTCGATGCGCACTTTGCCCTCCGTCCCGTTTTGGATCTGGTCAACACCGCTGTTTCGACGTGGCTGACCGAACGGACCGGGCTGCCGATTGATTTCCAAATTCAACGCATGACGGACGCCAACCGGGAATTCCTCGGGCCACGCTCGGCGTGCGGAATCTAATGGCGGAGTAACGGACATGGCCAGGACCCACACCATGCAAGTCACCGTTGAACTACTTCACCCCAGCGCGGCGAGGGAGGTCCATTTGGATGTGGAATACAAATTCTCGTCCGGTTCGTCCGACTACTTCTCCGGTTCTCTCGGGGCGTGGCTTCCGGGCGATCCGGCAGAGGTCGAGATCGAACACATCTACTGGCCGCACACCCGCCCGGCCACGCCGGAAGAACGCAAGCGCCTCGGCTGCGCGCGGGTCGATGACCAACACGACGTTCTGCTCATGCTGCCGGATGACATCTATCAGGCGATTGAGGAAGAGGTCGCGGAAAGACACGTCGATGAACCCGACTGCGACGACTACTGAGCGCCGCTGAATAACGGAGATAACTATCATGTACAGCTACCTTTCGCACAGCATCAACGCCACGACGGACCTGGAAGGGGCCGCGCATTGGCATGACAACAATCGGGGCGGCGAACCCATTAGCCACGCCAAGGTTAGCAAGGGCTTTTGCGATCTGACGGTTTCTGGTCACCCGAGCGACCTGCGCCGCCTCGCCGCAGCCTGCATCGAAGCGGCGGAAAAGGGCGAGGCCCTGGAAGCGGAACATGCTCCCCAGGCTGCGGAATAAGGGGAAGACAGATGAGCGGATACACAAAAGAACAGGTGTCTCGGATCGTTGGACGGGCGACAGGCGGCTCTGACGGTCTGCGCGAAGAAAACGCCGCGCTCAAGGCTGACGTGGCGGAACTGGTGGGGGCGCTGCGGAAGATAAGCCGCACGCCAGCGAAGCCGTTCCCTGATCCAGGCGCCCACTCATGGGAAGCGTTCGCCAAGGCTGTGTTTACCGCTTGGCGGGACATCCAAAACGAAACGCGCGCCATCCTCGCCAAGCACGGGGGCAAGTGATGCGCGACGAACCCCGCTACTCCGGCTTCAAGCGGTTCTTGGCCGTGCTGGCGATCGCAATCATCATCACCCACTGGCCGTTCATTCTGAACGACTGGGGATGGATCGACCTGCCGGGCTTCGTCATGCGCGCAATTGACGTGGAGTTGGGACGATGACCGCTCCCCGCCTCACGGCTCACCCGCGCCCCGGCTATTTCCAGATGCGTCTGGTCAAGGGTGGCCCCTTCGTCGCGGCGCGGATACACCGGCCCTGCCAATGCACGGTCAACGGTCCGGCGGAACACGACTGGAAGAATACCTGCGACCGGCACCGGCCGCTCTGCGCGACCATCGACGGCAAGCCTGCCGATATCTGGCGCGTCTGGACCTACGGCAAGGAAATCGACCGCGCCGACTACGAATACCTCGCGGGCGTCGCCGACTGGTCCCGCACCTATGCCCCGGAAATGCCCGAGGCTAACCCCCGGATGCGCGTCGATCTGAACGCGATCCCGAGCATCTTCTAGGAAGGAGACGACCACCATGAGTGCAGCAGAAGAGATTGCCGGCAACGAACTGCCCCAGATGGGCCATAACCTGCCGTCCGACCCCGTCGAGGCCCTGCGCCTTCAACTGGCCGACAAGAACAGCGACCTGACCGCCCGGCGCGACGAATTGCTGGAAGGCGTCAAGCGCGCGCCGGCGACGATCTTGGACCAGGAAACCGCCGAGAAGGTCGCCGCCTTCACCAAGCAATTGAAGGGCGCCCGGAAACTGGGCGAGGACCGGCGCAAGGCCGACAAGGAACCGCATCTCGAAGCGTGCCGAACCGTCGATACCTTCTACAAGGGCCTCATCGATCCGCTGCAGCAATCCGCCGCGACCTTGGAGGGCCGCCTGACCGTTTACCAGAAGATGGTAGCAGAGCGGGAACGTCAGCGCCGCGAGGAAGAAGAGCGCAAGGCCGCCGAGGAAGCGGCCGCCCGCGAAGCGGCGATGCGGAACGAGGAAGACCTGGAAGCCGCCATCGCCGCCGAGGAACACGCCAAGGCCGCCAGCCAGGCCGTACAGGCCCCGGTTACGGAGTTGGGCCGGGTCACGGGCGACTACGGCGTCAACAGCAGCCTGCGCACCTTCTGGGCGTTCGAGATCACGGGCCCCGTCGATCTGGATGCGCTGCGCCCCTACATCGACGCCGCCGCCATCGAGAAGGCGATCCGGGCGGCCATCAAGGACGGCGTCCGGGATCCGGCGATCCGCGGCGTCCGCATTTTCCGCGACAGCAAGGCCCAGGTCTGACCGACCCCGACCCTCACCACACGAAAGGAATCAATCATGTCCGGCAACGTCGCCACCCTCACCAATACCGACGAGATGCAGCAGCGCATCGCGTCGAAGATCGATCCTGCCGCTGGCAACGGCATGGCCATGACGCAACTGCAGGGCGGGGCAACCTTCCTGCCGACGACCGCGGCGGAGGCGATGGAATTCTCAAAGATGATGTCGATCTCCGGCATCATGGTCCGCAAGCATTTTCGCAACCACCCCGGCGCCTGCCTCGGCATGGTGATGCAGGCCATGCGCTGGGGCATGGACCCCTTCGCTGTCGCCAACAAAACCTATCTGGTCAAGAATCGCGATGGCGACGAACAAATCGCTTTCGAGGCGCAACTGATTACGGCGGTCCTGAACACCCGAGCGCCGATCAAGGGGCGGATCAAATACGAGTTCAGCGGCGACGGCGACAACAAGCGGTGCCGCGCCTATGCACACCTGGCGGAAGTCGACGAAGATCCGGTTGAGGCATGGTCGCCGCCGTTGGGCCAGATCCACCCCAAGAACTCCCCGCTTTGGAAATCGGACCCGGAGCAGCAGCTTTGCTACTACACGTCCCGGCTTCTGGCCCGCCGTCATTTCCCGGAAGTCCTGCTCGGCGTCTATGACCCGGACGAATTGCAGGATGTCGGCAATTATCGCGCCACGGCGGACGGCCGCACGGAAGCGATCCCGCCCCGCCCGACCCGCGCCGACTTCCAGGAAGTCGAGGAAGCCGAGGAATCGCCCGACCCGTTCCGCATGGTCGATCGCTTCGGCGAGATCATCGCCGATGATATCGACGGGCGCCGCTTCGCCGGCATGATCCTGCAGCAGTTGGACCAATGCGGCACCGCTGTCGAAATCGAGACGGTGACGGAAGCGAACAGCGACGACATCCAGCGCCTGGACGAGCACCAGCGCAACAACATGGAGGAAGGCCTGCGGGCGGCCAATGCGCGCCTGCGCAGCACCGCCAAGGCGACGGGCGCCTACCCGACCGGCACCGCTTACGAGGACGCCGAGGAAGCCGTGCAGGAAGCGGAGACGCCCAGCCAGCAGGACGGACCGGCAAACGACGACCCCATGGTCACGATCGCCAACACGGTTGCTGCGAAGGGCACCAAGGCCCTGGACGGATGGTTCAAGAAGAACGCCGAGGGTCTGGAGTCCGACTGGATGAAGCGGCACGAGAAGGCGTTGCGCGTCAAAGCCGCAGCGGCCGACGGGCGCCAGGACCAGCCCTCCATGGTCTGACCCCTCCCCACGGGCTCAAGCCCCCGTTGCCGGGACCTGGAAACAGGTGGCCCGGCTTCTGGGGTGCAGGCCCCAAGGGCCTTTGACAAGGGACCTTCCCGACAATGGAGGGTGACATGCAACAGGCGGGAGAAAGCCCCGCAACCCGGCACGACCGGGGGAGCCGGTGGAAGCCCGGCGACTTATGAGAAGGAGCGAGACAGTGGCAGTGCCATACGCAAGAGCGACGAGCGGCAAGCAGGCCCGGGACGAGGTTGTGAAGATCCTTAAGCATTTCGGCTGCGAGCGCGTCGGTTTCATGGACAACTTCGAAGACAAGTCGGTCCTGCTGGCGTTCGTTCATCGCGGCCGCAACGTGCAACTGGAAGCGAGCGCGAAGGGATGGGCTGCCGCCTACCTCAAGGAGAACCCCTACACGACGCAGCGCAAGGGCACCAAGGCCGCCTACGAAGCCAAGGCCCTGACGCAAGGCATGATCGCCGTGAACAGCATCCTGCGCGACTGGGTGAAGGGACAGATCACCGCGGTCGAGTGCGGAATCCTCGAATTCGGCGCCGTCTTCATGCCGTACATGCTGGCCGATGACGGGCGGCCCTTGATCGAACACGCGCGGGAGAAGTTCCCGATGCTCGAAGACAAGACGGAATAGGAAGGAACGAGACAATGAACGCCATCAACATGGAAGCGCTTGGGATTTCATCTGACGACATCATGGACCGCGCGGCGCAGAAGATTGCCGACGAGGTTATGGATCACGAGCGCGTGCGTGACCTCGCAGACAATTACATTCGCGCACAGGTCGACGAGATCATTGGAAAGCGATTGGAGAGCCAGATCGAGGCAACGCTGTCCGAGGTGATGGGATCGATCCTCAACGAGGAAGTGACGCCACGGAACATTTGGGGCGAGAAGCAAGGCAAACCCACAACCATCCGCGCGGCCCTGTCCGAACGCGCCAAGGATTTCTGGCAGGTCAAGGTGAACAAAGAGGGCAAGCCGAGCGATAGCTACGGCTCCATGCCACGTCACCAGTGGCTCATGGAGCGAACCGTGAAAGGCGAATTCGAGAGCGCCATCAAGGCGAACATCGACGAGGTGGTGGACGGATTCAAGGCGGCAATGCGAGAGGACGCCGGGAAGTGGATCGCCACGCACATCGCCTCCGTTTTTCCGAAACAGCGTTGAAGGACCAATCCCATGCCGCATGACCTGATCCCCCGAGACGATACCGAGATGAAGAAGCGGTCCGTCGTGATCGCCGGCCACCGCACCAGCGTCTCCCTGGAAAACATCTTCTGGGACCGGCTGCGCGATCTGGCGGAGCGCCGAGACGTTTCCGTCAACCAGTTGGCGACCTGGATCGACCAGGAGAGGGGCGAGGCGAATCTCTCAAGCGCGATCCGGTGCCATGTGATGCGGCAGGCGCTCGGCGAGGTGGCGGAAGGCGTGTGCCTTGGTCCGGCGCGGTGATGTGGAAACGGTCCCCCTATCAGGATGTGAGCGAATGACGACTGCTGACCTGTTCTTAGAAAAAGACGCGGTAATTTCGGACTGCGGAACCTATCGGTATCTGCTGCGCCGGACATGGGACCATGACCGCCCGCGTGCCCTGTTCGTGATGCTCAACCCGTCAACGGCAGACGCGGACAACGACGACCCGACGATCCGTTCCTGCATTCGGCTTTGCCGGTCATGGAAGTATGGCAGCTTTGAAGTCGTCAACCTGTTTGCCTTCCGGTCAACCGATCCGGACGCGCTGTTAGATGCCGCCGATCCGGTCGGACCAAGCAACACCTACAGCATCGAAGCCGCCGCCAACCGCTGCGACATGATCATCTGCGCATGGGGCGCGCACAAGTCCGCGACCTATGTGCAGGCTGGGTATCGGCCTTGGGGAACCATGGTTTTTGACCTTCTGAAAACGGCCCAGCGTCCGGCAATTTTCTGCCTCGGCACGACCAAGAGCGGTGCGCCGAAACACCCCCTATACATTGCGACGGGAACGCCGCTTGTGCGGTTCGATCCGCGTCGGTCCGTCCAGCGAGAGGTCACGGAAAATGAGTGAACCGAGAAGCCCCCACGATGGCAAGCCGTATTACTGCACAACCTGCGGGCTGGCCTGGGGCGAATACATGGGCTGCTCCGATGTCGATTGCAGCCTGGAAACCGAGACGGCGGCGCAGCGGCGGGCGGAATTCAATCGCGAAATGGGCGCGGTCTTAGCCGACGCACTGGCGTCCTCCCCTAAATGAGAGTTGGCCCTGATGCATGACACAGCCCTTTCTACAGTTTCCCGGTGTCGTTTGGATGCCCGTCAAGGATGGCGACCCACGCGCGCGGGAACTGTTCCGGCGGCACTATTCTTACCGCCCTTATGCGGACGGTCGCGACCCGTCTCTATTCGTTGGGCCGGGCGAAAAGATTGTCCTGATTACTCCCTGCCTGCGCGCCTTGCTGGTTTGGCGGAAGTTCATAAGCGGCGACGGCCAGGAAGGGGTGAATTGTTCGATATTCCGCAACGAGGGCGCCGGCCTTTCCAGCGAATTGATCCTTGCGGCCGAAGCCCTGGCCTGGGCGCGTTGGCCGGGCGAGCGGTTCTATACCTACGTGAACGGCCGGAAGATCAAGGGGTCAAACCCCGGATACTGTTTCAAGCGCGCCGGGTGGCGCAGTTGCGGCATCACGAAACACAACCGCTTGGCGATCCTCGAAAAGACGTTGTGAAGCGGTCCCCTCAACAACAGGCGAAGGAATAGAGCGATGAAGGAATACGCCCTGGTGCCAAGCGTTGGCGACGACGAAATGGTTGACGTGATCGGTATAGGCGAAAACTCCCCGTTTGACCGGCACTATGCCAGCTACCTTGAACCGGAAATTGGCGCGCTTCTGGTGTCCGCCTTAAAGGCACGGGATGAGGAATGCCCACGACACCCCGAAACCGCCCCCGATCCGCAGAACACCGCCGATGGTGGCCAGGGAATTGACATACCTTCACATCTCGAAACGTTGGGGCCATCAAATGCACGGGGTTTCGAGATTGTCGAGGATGCCTGCAATCGGGTGAAATCCGCCATGTATGCGGGGGTTGGACAGACCCCTATCGACACTGCCAAAACCGCTATCCCGGAACCGGTCCCGCCCCGTACCTTGGGCACCGAATCCGACCCATCCGATAACGGTACGCAATGGCGAGATATCGACAGCGCCCCGAAGGACGGAACGCGGGTACTCGTAAGCAGAACACCAGAAACCGGTTACGACGCCTTGCGCGTCGGCGTTGATCGGTGGTTCCGGGGCCAATGGTGGTGTTCGCGGCGCGACATGAAGCCGACGCATTGGCAACCGCTGCCCAAACCTGTCGAGTAGGAGGGTTGACCCGGATGGCAAAGAAACCCGCATTCATACCGCTTGAGCGCGAAGACCGATACGGCCCGTTCCGTCTAATGGCCTACGCCGAAGGGTATGTGATGGCGCGGCGAAAAGGTTGTGC